CTTAAGACGCTCCTTTTCGGTGTCGTAACGAGCAGATATCCAGCTGATGAGTTCGTCAACGTAGGCTTTCGAGTCCGTGACATCCTCTTGCGATCTAACCTTCGTATTACGAAAGGTATTGATATATAAATTAATATCTGGATCTGCAGCCACGTCAGTAAGCGTCCCGGCTGCGATCTTCTGAAAGAGCTTCCCAGCGTTTGATATATGTTTTGTAATTTCATCTGTTTCCTTTTTGGATAAGGTAGCTACACCCGAAATGTCAGGGAAGTTAGCAGACTTCTGCCACACTGTTCTAACATTTTTAAATGCCGCGGTGGTTACACCGAACGAAGCACTCATTTTTTCAAAGGTTGGACCTTGGTAATAAGTATGCCACACTACACCAATCTTTGCTGCTTTAATTTCTTTTGCTGCTGACAACGGTACTGCATATACTATAGTATTCGGGTGGAAGGTTACATACTTCTGCCCATCAATTGTTTGGTTCTTAAGATCTTTTTTGGTGAACATGATGTCACCTTGGTAGACTCCCTTCTTTATACCAAGTTTACTTAATTCTTGAAATGCTACAACAAGTTTCGTTGCTAAATCACCTTTAGTATCAGCTTTAACTTCCTTAACTGTTTTATATACTTTAGGATTCTTATTGAATATTCCTTTTTTTGCAACAAAGAATTTACCATCGCTAGGGTCAATGCCAGCAAATACAGCTGGTGCACCATCCCATTTAACCGTTACTTGTTTTGAGGCATTAGTATTACCGCCTAACATATCTCTTAAATCTCTTAAAGCAAAGATAGCTCCTCTAGCTCCGTCTACTCCACCGTCTATTACCATATCTTCGATATGAGTCATGTGAGTATTCTTAGCTTCTGCTATGTGTTGTTTTAAATTCATAATGGAAACTCCGATATCTTATCTTCTGGAATAGTTGATGTACCTTCAATATTAAAATTGAATGTACTTGCTCCACTCTTTTTAAATGCTATCTTATGGTATTTAGCTACACCATCAACGAGCTCGGCAAATAACCACATATTCGTTACATAGTATGGTTTAGAGTTATGTGGTTTGATTAGAACCTTTAAAACACTAATTGGTTTCCCTTCTCTCTTTGGAGCAGCTTGGCTAATTTTACCAACAGTAATAACTTCAGTATCAGCTTGAGTTGGATTACCATATACTTTAACAACTGGAAGGTTGGTATCACCCATAGCCATACTTTGATTTAAGTCATTAATAACATTAATACCATTCTTCTTTACATCTTTAATGATATCATCCATAAGCTGGAATGATATAACATTAGTAACCAAGAAATTAACTGTATTCTCGTCAAGGCTTATTTTATTATGCTTTGTATTTATTATTTGTACAGTATCATTACTTTTGCTATCTACTGAACTACGATACTTTTCTATCTTTGATGTATAAGATTTATTTATTCTAGGGTCATCAACAAGAGCAGTTAGCATTGCTTTTTGAGTCATCTCTCCAAGATAATTTTCTTTTAAAAACTTACTACGTTTCGTAAGTCTTTCAATTTCTTTTTCTGTGCTATTTTCATATTTCTTTCCTAGTGCTTTTATCTTTTTAAATACATCTTTACCAAACTGAAGAACTTTCTTTGCTGCAACTGCAAAGTTTTTAGCTATATCAACAGAAATATCTTTTAATTTAGATAGTGTATCACCGAAGAATCCTTCTTGTAAATAATGTTCGCCTATAAGTTCAGGGAATTCATCAGTTACTTTACCTAAGTCCATATTACTTACATCAGGTTCATATTTACCTTTCATAAATGTTGTTATCTTACCAAGCTTAGCAACTCCATCGCCTTTCTTTAAAGATATTTGATACCATTCAAGACCATCGCATGACAAGAGACCAGTTTTATCATCTGTTTTTATTGGTGCTTTGCCACTTAATACTTTATATAAATCTGCTGATGTACCATTGATCAGAACACAATCAGAAGTATTCTTTTTAATATTACCTTCAATACCTTCTTTAGTTTTTAACGCTGTATAATATTTGTCAATGCCTGTCCAAATTACTGTTGGTAGACTAAACTTAATATCTTTAGTACGATAATAGAATGAACCATTAACGAGTGTGATTACGTCTTTACCAAGAGATTTATCTGCATCAATATATGCTACAAACTTTTCCCATTCACTAATGTAAGTTCTTATCTTAAAGTCACCTCTAATTTTTAATTTACCTAATTCGCTTTTAAGATTACTTGCATCTAAAGCTGTAGGTATGAATAAGCCAATACATTGAAAGAATTCTAAGAAGTCAGTTTTAGTTGCTATACCAAAGGCTGCTAAGTCAATAGCTAATTTAGCTTGATCAGATCCTTTACCAACTGAACCAGAACCAGATACAAGAAGTGAACTTCTTCCTGATGGACCTACCAAATAAGGATAATCTTTTTCCAATCCCTTTGTATAAACATCAGGGTGGACTTTAATTTTATTTTTAATATCTGAATCTGTATCAAATATCAAAGGATTTGCAGTCTTATCTTTTGTGGCAGTATATAATTTATCGATATCATCTAATTGATCATCAGAATAAGGTGTAGATTTAATATCTTTTGGACCTTTATAAGCTATTGTATAAGCTTCATCCATCTCATATCGTGTTTGACGATTAAGTATTTTATCAAATTCTTTGTGATTTAAACCAAAATGATCTGCAGCAATTCCTTGAATTCTGTTTTTTGTCAAACCTCTTTTTATAACATCAGGGTTTTTTCTTAGGTGCTTCATCATTAACAACGCACCTTTGTATTTGTCTTTATTTCTATATCTGTTAATAGTATGTCTTACTTTCTTAGGAAGCAAGTCATAAAATTTTAGATTTTCTGATACGTTTGTTTGATCTTTGAAAGAATTCATTAAAAACCTTTTATTCGAGTTGAAGATATAGAACTATTTATATCTTTACAAGTTCTTAATTATCTTATTTAAATTTTTGATTTTGCTATACTTTTTAAGCTTTTGCAGCTTAGGTTTAACATTTGATTGTACATTATCTAGTTTTATATAACCATAATAATCAAGTACAAGCATCATAGCTACAACATCACCTAATTCTTTTTCTAATTCATCCACATTCTCTTCATCGTATGGACCAAATCGAATTAATTTTGAATTTGCTTGTATAACTTCTGCGCATTCTTCAGAAAGAATGGTTAGTGTTTCTTTAATGTTCATTTTTCTTAGGGCCTAATACATAGTCCTGTTTTTCGAAAGCATCATCTAATATACTTTTTAATATATCTCCTGCTGCTTCATTAAATTTAGGATCGCCATGAGGATTATCCATTGGGTATTCTACTATTTCATAATCAAAATTTATAGATTTTGTAGTCTCATTAAGCTTGACATTTAAATATCTATAAACGATACCTGTATAGGTACCACCATCTAATCGTACATACCAATGTTCATCATCTCTACCATGTTGATCTACAAATGACCATTTTTTAAAAGGGACTTCTCTTTCTATCATGATTTTTCCACATCTGTTAAGTACATTACTTCAGCTTCTGTAAACATAGCTTTAGCATCTTTTATTGATTGAGTCCATCTGTCTAAGCTTTTAAGATCTTTAGGCCTTAGAGAAACAACTTTTTTAATACCAACTTGAATAATACCTTTAGCACATTCATTACAAATAGGACAACCATATACATATAAGGTTGCTCCATCTAAAGAAATGCCATTAAGACCAGCATTATATATGGCATTCATTTCAGCATGTACAACTAATTTATACTTTACATCACGATTTTTATATCTTGCAGCTGAATCACCAACACCTCTTGGGAAACCATTATATCCTTGAGATAATAATTGACCATGATCTCCAACAACTACTGCACCAACTTTAGTGCTTGGGTCTCTTGACCATGTAGATACTTCTTTAGCTAAGTTGAGATATCTATCTCCCCATTTCTTACCATGCATTTTACTCATACGTTAAAGTCCTCATATTGTGTTGCTTTTTGTGGGTCATCTATATTGAGAGTTTGGGCAGTATCTTCTACATCATATAATCGCATTTTAGCCCTGTCAACTCCAATAACAAACTTTTTATTTGTTCCAGTTGGATCATTATATCTATTCTTTAATTGTTTAATCATTAATTGATTTAAACCTTCTAACTCTTCAGTAGATATAATAGCAAACATTAAGTCTGCAGTTGCTGGTAGACCAAATGATTCTGATGTATCTTCTAAGCCTACATCTGAATTACCGAATCCACCTCTTGTAGTTTGTGTGGCGGTGACAATAGGTAAATTAAACTCTACTGCCATGCCACGCAATTCTTCAGCAATAGCTTTAACATATGTGTATGAGTTAATAGCACCACCTGCTTTCATTCTTGATGAAGCACATATATTCAAATAGTCTATGCAAATAAGATCAGGTTTAAAATCACGTTTGACTTTTAATTCTTTAAGTAATGATCTAAAATGAGTAGTACTTGCTGCGCCTGTAGGATATTCCTTTACAATAAGTTTACCTACACCTTTATCAGTAAGCTTATGCATCTTCTTATCAAACATATCTTTCGATAGATTTTCTAATTGGTCAATAGGTACATTCATTAAGTTAGCATCTATACGTTCAGCAATTCTTTCTTCTGCCATTTCCATAGTTATATATAATACATTTTTCATTTGTGTTAAAGCGCCTGCAGCGACATGACACATGAATAATGACTTACCTACACCTGTTCCTGCTAAAGCAACATTTAAACTCTTGTTAACAAGACCACCTTTAGTAATTTTATTAAACATACTTAAATCAAATGGGAGGTGTTCTTCATCTCTATGATAAAATTCATAACGCATATCAGAATCATCTACATAGTCATGGCCAACTCTCATATCAAAGTTAACACTTAAAGCTTCAGATAAAACATCAGGTAATGCATTCTTATCTAATGTCTCATGTTTGCCTTCAATTATATTGATAGAGTCCATGATTGCTAAATAGATTGCTCTATCTTGACACCATTTCTCAGTTTTTTCATTTAACCAATCAACAGTTTGTTCACCGTCAGGCACACTGATTTCTGGTATAAGAGCTAATGAATCAGAACCAACTTTAGGATTATTCCTTAATTCAATATTTAATGCATCAGCACTTGGTAACTTATTAAATTTAGTTACAAAGTCAATGATCTCACTAAAGACTGCTCTATATGGTTCTTCAAAATATCGTAGTTTTAAATGAGGGATTACACTTCTTGTATATTCCTCATTCAACATTAAGTTGCGTAAGATTAATGTTTCAATCTGCATTAAACATCTTCCTCAGTGTGTGTCTTAATCATATCTGCATGACCTACTTCATACTTGCGTTTTAGAAATTCTTTAAAATCTGTATTAGCAAAAATAGGTTTCCAAAATGATTCTTTAAGAGTCTCAGCTTGACGAACTTTCTTATCTTCAATCTCACCGGTCACTTTATCAACTTTAGAATACCAACCCATCGTAGGCTTAACAACATAACCACCTTCCATTGCTACATCTAATAAGCCAGAGTATGTTTCCATACCGCCTTCCCATGTAACACTAATAGGAATCTTAGACTTTTCTCTTACAAATCTAGATTTCTCTACATTGATCACAAAGTTATAGCCCATGATTTCAGTACCCTTTTTCTCCTGTTGTCTACCAATGATCCAGATATTATCACTTGAGTAATATATACCTGTGCCACCTGATACAACAGCCCTAGGGAATAGACCAATCTCTTGGTATGTATGGTTAACTGCAATTAATGGAATGTCTCTCATAGTTAAATATGGAGTAGTCATTCTAAATAAACTTTTAAGGGCTTTTGCTCTTGACATATCTGCTACAGATTTTTCATTCATAGCATCAGTTAATTCCTTAATAGATGCAAGGTTACCAATAGAGTCAATCATAATGATGACTTTGTCATTGCGTTCGATATTTTCTAATTGATTGATTAGATCGAATTTGAGTTCTTCTACATTCGTAATGGGAGAATGGAGAACTCTTGATGTGTCAATACCGAACGACTTAAAGTATTGTTGCGGGCTACCAAACTCTGAATCATAAAATAACAATATAGCATCTTCATACTTGTCTAAGTATGCTGCTGCCATTAACAAACCAAAGGAAGTCTTAAAGTGCTTCGATGGTCCTGCTAATACTGTTAGTCCTGAAGTCAGGCCTCCGTCTGGGTCACCAGATAGTGCAACGTTAATCATTGGAACCGGTGTGGTTACCATATCTTTATTAGAAAAAAGTTTAGATTTAGAGAGAACTGCTGTCTCCTTAATCCTAGAATTCTTCTGTAATTTATCCATTATACCCATTTATATCTCCTTTATTGTTTCATAAACTAATTCTTGCCAATCGAAATTGCTATACTTTGAATTAATCACTATGATTTTTTCATTATCTATATCAATTACAATGTTTTGTCCTGCAAATCCACTCATACCTATTATCTTTCTGTCTTCCATTCCAACAACATCAAAATGAAATTGACCTCCATAACTTCTTGTATTGTTATTGACATCACATGTCTTACATGCAAAAAGATCATCTTCGTTCTTTGGAATTCTTCTATCATAAACTGTTTGTAAATATTTACCAACACACGTATTATTATTCCAATCATTCATTATTGCTTTTGCAATTCTTAAGTAGTCGTATCTATCTGCATAAAAACTATATCTAAGTGAATCACCTTTACCTTTTCGTGTTTTTTGAAAATAAACTTTATTTTTTATTTTTGCATTTTCAACAAAAACCCTATAGAGTAATCTTTCCCAATTATCACCAGCTTTATGCATTACGTAATTCATTAATACGTGAGTTGTTAAAGCACTATAGTTATACATTGGATTTCCTTTAATAGTGTTTTGCATATGTGTATTCATTATTGTTTCTAATGAAGTCATATTTAAATTTACGTTATTAGTTTTCAACATATTATCTTGTTTTGGGTGAAGTGATTGCCCAATCAATGCTTGATCACCTGCTGACATATTTAATATATCAATTAATGCTTGATCTTCATATAAAGTATTATCAAGTAAATCCCAATCCATCACTTCATCAACACTACTAATGTATCCTTGACAAATTGCATGACCTGTAACATAAGACACTAAACTTTTACCTACAGAATTTGATGGTAATAAACCATTAAATACTTTAGGTGGCATATCTACTTCATCTATTACAATTTTATTATTTTCAAATTGTAAGTAACTAATGATTCCATTTACGTCATTAGTTTTAAATTCATCTAATACATCTTTATCTTTTCTTAAATCTGATTCAAATCTATAATAACGATAATTCCCTTTAATCTCTTGCATATCTTTAGCAAAATTTCGAGGGTCTTCAGGGTAATTTCCTGGTTTATACCAGGTATTTGTACCTGCTAATACAGAAGT